CACCAACATTCTGCACATGGGAATTTAACCGATACGAAGAAGGCGGAAGTCTAAAACCCTATATAGGTTTTGAATGTACTTCTCAAGAATTAATCCCTGAAAACGGAGAAGTTATAACGGACTTTAGCTCTTGGACGAATGAATACGCCACAACAGAAGAAATATAACTATGGCAATTAAACTAGGAAGCACAGATATAAACTCTGTTAATTTAGGTAGTATAAACTTGAATAGGATATACTCAGGATTAGATGTTGTTTTTGGAGGAGCTTTTTCGCCATTAGACCTAAATCCATTCGTTTGGACAGCTCCTCGATTAGCTGTTACTGAATCTAGTGGAAAGGTTAGCGCGTTACCAGACATTAGCGGAAATGGCAACGATCTTACGCAGTTAGTGGGAGGTTCACAACCTATATATAATGGATCTAACCTTAGTTTTAACGCTGTACCTACGGTTGATTTAAACGGCACATCTCACTTTTTAAGAAACTCAGCACTTAGTTCAGGATTAGGAACATCAACCATTTTTTTAGTTTACAAGGTCAATTCATTTGTGTTATCAGGAGATCAGGTATTCGGTACAGAAAACATAAATGACAAGCGACTGTTTTACGGAACAGGTGGGTTTTTAGAAGGTGTGGTAAGAAACGGAAGTGGTTCACAAGGATTAACTGGAATTATCGGTGGAGGCATTGCAATTGGGGATGTGGGTATAATAATGATGCAATTCGAAGGAACAGCGTTAAGAGTGAAAGTGAATAATAATCCAATCAATGAAAATTTATCATTTGGCACAAACTCAGTCACGAATCAAATATCGATAGGTTATTCTATCGGCTTAAACTCTAGGTTTCTTAATATGGATTTTGCAGAACTAATCATTGCAAATTCTGCATTAAGTAGTGATAATATTACTAAGACTATGGACTATTTAAATGAGATATATGCTGTATGGTAGCGAAGTATAAAATAGTAACACTAACAGAATTTAATTTGATTGAGCAGGCTATTTGTGCAGGTGAGAACATACCTCGAATTGATGCTAATGGATATAAAATTGAAAGCTATTTAGGCGAACCAGTAAACCACAAGCACCCAACACTAGACCAGTATAGAATAATGCAAGATGAAGTGACTGAAAAGTATTGTAGTGGATTTATAACTTTAGATGAAACATGGTTTACACCCGAAGAAATATAACCATACTGTAATCTACAAAATATAGATAAGCAGCCATCCTATTTTTGCTAACGTAATAAGCAAAAAATGGCAATATCTATAAAACTTAAAAGAAGTAACTCCTCAGCAGTAGGAAATGTATTTCTTGTAACTGCGGCTTCCGGTGATACAGGTAAACTTCAGATTCAATATAATGGATCCGATATTTACAATAACTTATCAGGAATTACCTCTGACATTTTATCTGGTGCATCTAATACGGACATATACATCCCATTAGATGTAAACGGAGAAATTCCAAAAGGAGAATACTATTTTAACTTTGTAGCATCTGCTGGAGACAGCGATACAGAAATAATCAATTTTCAAGTAGACAGTATAAACCCTGTAATAACACCGGACATTGATATTTACGCCCCCAGCTACTTAGCACTAGATGACACATCATATACTGTAGACAATGGAACAGTATCTGCCGCATCTAGGACTATGACTGTTATATATCCTTCAGGAAGCCTACAGTCTAATTTAACTACTAGCCAGTCAAACGTCACTACATCAATGTACATCAGTACAAGCAATGTGTGGACAGGGGCCATTCAAGCTCAGACTACTTACGACATAACCTACACAATTGCAACAACAATTCTAGGTGCAACAACATACGCATCATTTAGTTATCAAGAACTTGGTTCAGGATACAATAGTGAGATAATCTCTCCAGACAATCTATTGTGCGATGTATACGCTTGTATAGAGGCACTACGAGTAAAGGTTTTAAATGCGGAATCAAAAAGAAGATCAGACTATGCTTCATTACTTTCTGATTATCAATATGTTGGGGCTTTAGCAGTACAGTTTAGAGAAGCGGTAGTAAGCGGTAATACGGAATCTCTAGAGGAAATTTTAGCTAAGATTAAGAGTATTACAAATTGTAATGGTGCTTGCTCTCTTAACCCATCATCCCCATCTATAAAGATATACGGGATAAATGGCGCACCACAAGATACCTTCACACTCACAACATCAGGTTCATCAGGTGCAGCTACATTCTCAGGAAATATTTTAAATATTCCAATATACTCAGGGGGTGGAGGAGGAACTTTGACAGAGGTAACAGGAGTATCTCCTATTTCAGTAGCTAGTGGTACAACAACCCCACAGATAAGCATAGAGCAAGTAGACGAAACAACTGACGGATATTTATCTAAAGAAAACTTTGCTATTTTCGATGGAAAACAAGAGAATCTTGTAAGCGGAACGAACATAAAAACAGTTAACAGTACTACTTTATTAGGGTCTGGAGATGTTTCTGTAGGTGTTACAAGTGTAACAGGAACTTCTCCTATATCTTCTACTGGAGGGGCTACGCCCGACATCAGTATGCTAGCAGCCACTGCAAGCAGAGATGGATACCTTTCATCTACTGACTGGGGTACATTTAACAACAAGCAAGATTCACAAGGATATAAACTAATATCTACAGGCACTTACAATATACCCGAAATAGAAAAGAACTACTTTTTCGAAGTTTCTGTAATATCTAACTTGCGTTTAGACCCTACATTTACATCTACATGGGCTATAGGAACAGAGATAGAGGTACTAACCAGAGTTTCTGGAACAGCTGTGGAGTTAGTAGGCGGTATGCTTGCTTATGGAGTGGACTACCCTTCAGGGTCAAACTTCTTAGAGTTGCTAGGAAACTATATAGGGGTTAGGCTTAAGAAAACATCCTCTGCAACTTGGTTAATAGTAAATCTACATTAATAGTATATGTTAATAGACAAAATATATAAAGCAGTACAGCAACTATCTAATAAGGATCAGGTAAGTGGGATACTTTCCCCAGCAGAATTTAATAGATACCTAGAGTTTGCTCAAAGAGATTATATAGAAGAAAACTATAATCGCCTTGACGGAATGGGTTACGGGAGTACTTTGGATAATTCAGATGCCCTATCCCCAATAAAGAAATCAGGCTCAATAACAATATTAAATGGCAAAGCTGCGAAACCTTCAGACTATCTTCATTATAGTCACGCTTACAGTAATTATATATTTAAAGGTAGTGGTAGAGTTTCTCCAATCGAGATTGTTAGGGATGACGAATGGGCTGAAAGGCTTGCTTCGGAGGTAAATAGGCCAACTAGAATGTTCCCTATAATGAGACACATTGGAAATAGTTTTGAGGTATACCCCGCAGAGATTAGCAATATCACACTGACTTACTTAAAAGTACCAGCACAGCCGTGGTGGAACTACACATTGTCCGGAAGTACGCCAACATTTGTTGAATCGGGGGGAGTAACTACAAACCCCAACAGTGGAGTAACCGCAGGTAACAGCACAGACATAGAGGTACAGGCTTTTGAAGACTTAGTATTTAAAATTTGCAAGTATATGGGTATTGAGTTACGAGAACAAGACTTATACCAATATAGTAGCGCAGAACAACAACAACAATAATGGGTAGCACAATATATAGAATCGGAGAGCAAGTACAAAAGCTATATGGTCAAAAAGTTGTAGGAAGTAAGATTACAAGACAAGAAGCAATACTTGCTACAGGGCAAGCCACTAATAAAGTACTGAGAGAGCTTATTTGGAGAAATAAGTCAGAAGGGATTGAAACTATACCTTACGACTGTTTTAGAGAGTACTACCTAAATATCTCATTTGACACAAGAAAAAGAAAGTGGTACGCTGTCCTACCTATTAGGACTTTAGAGTCTTTACACAATAACGCTGGGATATACCATGTTGCTCCTGGAAACTGTATAGATGAGCTTATGATCCCACTTGACAGTGGATTTAACTCAATGTTCAGGGGTCTAGACTCATACGGGCTAGAGGGCCAATTAGGTTACATTCCTGAGAGAGATAGAATTTACATACAAGGAGCGGACTTTGATCAAGACTTCGAGTTATTTGTAAGACTTATTCCTGATGCAACTAGCCTACAGCCAGATGATTATATGCCAGCACCTGCTGACCTAGAGTACGAAATTATACAATTAGCATTACAACTATTAGGGGTTCAAATGCAAGCCCCAAAAGATATTCAAACAGATAATAGATGACAAGCTATACGTTAGATTCAATTGTAAGAGAGTATTTAATCATGCAGGGCAAAGATGCTATGCACGAATACCCTCGTACATTACAAGCAGCCATATCAACTCTAAAAGACTTGAACTATGATGTTTCCGGAGTACCTAAAGTAGTTTCACTTGAGATAACTGACTCTACTAGAGCCGTACTCCCGCAAGATGTAGTTCGAGTAATTAGAATGGGATTCTCGAATCAAAATGGAGAGTTTGTAGAAATATTTTCTGACAACAAACTTATTATAGGTTTAGACGATAATACTATCTCCCATAAAGAATACGGATACCCGTCTGCTCCAAACACTGTGTCTGACATGGTTCGTAATGGAGAAGTGATTGGTAGACAATACGGCAACGTAGGTGGAAGTGCATATAAATTTAGAATGGATTGGGACAGAGGACTAGTTGAGTTTTCTTCTAATGTATCTGGTGACGTAATATTAGAGTATCTAAGCGACCCAAGTAAGGTCGGTGCGCAATATGAAGTGCATCCGTTCTTGGTGGACGCTATACAGCTAGGATTGCACCACAGGCTAATGAAGTTTAAGAGAAGCTATGCCCCACAAGAGAAACAGATAGCATTCAGTGACTACTTAAATGCAAAGCACCACGCTAAGGCTAGATTTGCTTCGGAGAGTTTAGGCAGTATGTACAATGCATCAAGAAAAACTATTAACCAGTCAATTAAGTACTAAATGCCGATTGAAAAGAGAAGTTTTGCTGCGGGGATGAATCAAGACCTTATGGAGTCATTACTCCAAGAGGGAATGTACCGCTATGCCCTAAACATTAGAAATGGTAACAGTGAGAAAGGTGCAGTTGGTGCTATAACAAATTCAGAGGGTAATAGATTAATATCACACACATTACCATCGGGTGCAAATAAAGTCATAGGGGCTTATGATGACGAAGCAAATGACAGGGTTATTTACATTATATATAATGATGAGGGTAACAATAGTATACTAGCGTATAACTATAAAGAGTCTGTTATAAATACAATTATAGCAGACACGGGAAACGTACTTGACCTAAACCCAAACTACCTTGTTACTGGTATAGATGTAATATCTGGAGACGATACATCTTATCTATTATTTACAGACAATTGGGGTGAACCTAAGAACATAAATATAGATCAGGGTATCCGAACATACGACACTAACACAAGCAGTGGTATTTTTACATATAAGAAGTACTACGGAGACTTTGATGCTACTACACCTGTACAAGTTGCACAGGGTAATGTGTACTACAGAAATATAGTTATATACGACCATTCTGCGGGAACACCTACTACACATAGAGTTTATTACCGTGCAAATGTAACTACGTCACAAGACCCCACTATATCTACCCTATATAGAAATCCTCAATCGGATTGGGACTTTTGCCCATCGGGGTACATCTATGGCATACATACAGAGGAAAGTTTTACTAATATCGTAAAGCCGCACCTATCTACCCCTATAGTTAATTACTCTACTACAGGAGCTAGTTATAATTACTTAGAGGGAAATCTATATCAATTTAAAGTTAAGTACATAAAGCCTGACGGAAGAGAAAGCTCTTGGAGTCCCGTAACAAAATTTATATCTACCCCTACGCAAATAGATAGTCTTATAAACATACAGACCTATAATAATGCACGTCTGTTATTTAACGCTATAGAATGTTATATTGATGTTCCAGATGCAAGTATTTATAAAAGCATAAGTGTTGCAATAAGAAGAGTATTGAATGACGATTCTCCAGGTGATTGGAATTTAGCTATAAAAATACCTACAATAGATAGCAGTAACTATAGTTATAATGGAAAGTTACAATTAAAATACAGCTTCGATGGCAGTAAGGCATTAATGCCTTTAGATACAAATGAGTCAAGCCAGTTAATGTCTTGGATTCCAACAAAAGCACAAGCACAAGCTATTACATCTAAGAATAGAATACTTTACTCTAACTTCACAGAGGGTAAGCCATACACCTTAGATGGCGAAAGGGACATAAACCAAAAACCTCCCGAAGTAGAATTTTTTGAAAGGGGCAACCCATACAACACTGCTTCAGATAGTATAGATATGTATTACAATACATCATCTGCAATAAGCGGGTTTCTTGTTTATGAAGAGACAGACTTTGGATCATCTACAATTAGACAAGCTGACCCATCAAGAATTGGGATAGCCTTTAAGTTCCCATCAACAGTACAGGCTGGAGTTATTTACACTATAAATTTAGCTGCAAGAGCTGTAGTACTTTATACAGGAGACACTTATTCAACCGGTACAGATTTTTCTTCTGAAATAAATATATTAGCAGAATCTTCATCTGTATCCGCACTAATAAATAAATTTGTATCTAGGATAAATCAAGGTTCCGATTTTTATGCGAGTACTTTAGACGCTTACAGGAAAGTAGGTAATGAGTATAATGTATTTTCAGGACAACTAGAAGTAAACGCGCATCTATTTTCCGCAACCTACCAAATATCAGGGGGAGACAGTTATTTAGTAGTTGATACAATACCAGAAATAACTTACCCTGGCCCAGATAGCGGAACTTGGAAAGTATTTAGCGTAATATTTTTTGTGCCCACAACTTCAGTTGGCGTAACTGTAAATTTAATCCAGTCATTTAAAAGAGGGAGCCAGCAGACATTTGCACTATCTTACAGCGATGATTACGGTAGAATAACTACTGCAATAGAACACCCATCATTATCTACTTATAATCCATGGTGGAAAGACTTGCAAGCATCAGCAGGTACTACATTTGCAGATATAGGTCAAAGATACGCAAGGATAAATGTTAGCCACGATGCGCCATCTTGGGCTACAAAATACCACATACTTAAAACAAACTCAAACGGAATAAATAATTTTGTGTCATTCCCCTTAAGTAGGGTTACGGGCCTACCTAAATTATCAAATGGGTCAGAAAACCCACTAGACACAAAGTACTTTTACAGAGGATTTATAAGAAGAGACGTAAGTAACGTAGACTCAGCAGATACAGCTCAAACACTTACTTATGATTCAATAGATAATACAGAGTTAATCTATATCCCTTTAAGCTCTCTTCAAAACTCCCTAGTTGGGTATACAAATCTGAATGAATGTCCCTTAGCTTATGATTATAGTCAAGGAGATAGAATAAGATTGTGCTATTACCTATTATCCTCTGCCCCGCATATACCTACATCCCCTTCTCAGTACTATACCTCAGAGGCAGATGCAGAAATACTGTTTTATGACGCAGAACTAAATGCTATTGCGATTAGACCCAACGACTTACCTCTTAGTTTAGTGGGTACTGGTGGGGTATTTGCTAAAGCAAATGAAGCAGGTAATGGTGGAGAAGCCGCTATACGTGGATTACTTTGTGAGATATACTCCCCAACAAGAGAAAAAACAGTGGACTTCTACTACGAGATGTACACAGGGGCAATCAGCGCAGATACAGCAAATAGTAGATACTATCACGTAGGTAACATACAGACACAAAACTCAGCACAATCAGCTACAATAGAACTAACTAACGGAGATTGTTTTATTAAGCCAAGGACTTACGTTTTTAAAGCAGATACCTCAAATCTAGCAGCCACTGCATCTTCAACTACATTTAACTATTTTGTAGAAGAATCTAACTTCTATGATAAAGTAGCATCTAAGACATGGGGTGCTGGAAGACCAAACAGAAGTGTTAAGTCCACATCTCAACAAGAGGACATTACAGGATTCTTAGGTGAGGTTCAAAGACCCACAACCATAAGATACTCGGAGCCGTTTCTACCTGATCAAGGTTACAATGGGCTTGGTACAATATATGACCTTAACTTTAAAGATGCGAACGGGGCATTAAAATCTATACAAAAACTTCACACTGAAGGAAGTAGAGTAATAGTGTTCCACGAAAACTCGACTGGGTTTGCAGAAAGCGATAGAGCAGTTGTAACTACCTTAGATGAGAATAACATGACCATTGGGGCTAACACACCTTTGTCTGACATCATGTACTACTCCACCCGCGCAGGAATAGGAACACACCCTGAATCATTTGCTTACAACAACAGTAGAAAATACTTTGTTGATGTAGACCAAGGACAGGTGTGTAGACTATCTCAAGATGGAGTAACTCCTATCTCTGACCAAGGAATGAACAAGTACTTCAAGGAAGTTTTCAGAGATATGATAAACTCCCCTAGACAAGACTTTGCTTACGGCTCTTATGACAAGAGAACAGAGGAGTACGTACTTACCCTGAAATGGCCTACTCAAGTAAATCGTACGGGTACTTTAGCAGCTACGGTAGTGTCCGAGTTTGGTATAGGAATTACATTGACTACAACTATCACAGGAATAGACCAATACGACTTGTATGAAAGTCAATCAGTAGAGATGTCTGTGCCTGAGATTATAGGTGGTAACTTCTACGGTTATTTGGACTTCACAGCATCTGTGTTAGATATTACAGGAGATGTGGTTAAGTTTTTAATGCCAGAAGATAAAAACGTAGCAAACATTGTAGAGGCTTTATTTAATGGTACTCCGGGGCTATTCCCTGCACCATTCTTAATATTCCCATACAAGGCTACTACATTGGCTTACTCTGAAAGACTTAAGTCTTGGAGTTCGTTCCATTCATGGATACCGGAACACATGGCAAGTGCAGGCTTAGAGTTTGTTAGCTTTAAAGCGGGGGAGTTGTGGATACACGATGATTATGCAAACCCACAAAAGTATTACGGAACAGAATACCCTGCTTACCTTGACCTAGTATCTAATCAGAACGGTGATCAAGTAAAGATTTGGAAAACTCTTGGAGTAAAGGCAACAACAGACGGAGATGTCATAGATGAGGCAGACTTCGAAGTTGCAATCGCAGCAACAGACACTACATCTTCTGCATATCCTATTGACGGAGGTGTTGAGGATTCAAGCGGTAAGATAAGTACTTGTGCTACCCCCGCTTACAAAGAGAATCAACTTTACTTTGACTATATGCGTACCGGAACAGGTACAACCTACTCTGACTTTATAGAAGGAGATAAGGTAAGAGGATATTGGCAGAAGACTAGGTTGGTTATCAAAGAAGGAACAAGCAAGATATACAAGATTATATCAACTAATTTCGATTACTTAATGTCCAATTATACAAGATAGTTGGCTATATAAAAACATATATTTGTAAATATTATGGCAGGATTAACATCATTAACACCCGTAGGTATGGCAGCTGGATTAGCTGGTGGTGCTGTGCAAGCAGGGCTAGGAATATACGGGGCCATTAAAGGCGCACAAGTAGCTAAACAAGCTGAACAAGACAGACTTGCAGCAAGAGAAGAGATAGCAAACACAAAATACGCTGACTACAATCAGATGTACTACGATGAACTCCAAAGAAGAGAAAGCGTAGGACTCCCACAAGAACAGATGATGGCTATGCAACAAGGTGCTGATAGAGCAGCTGGTGTAGGTCTGTCTGTATCTGATGACAGAAGAGGTGGTTTAGTTGGTATTGGTAGAGCAGCTTCAGGTTTAGCAAATGCCTACTCTCAAATTGGACTAGCGGATGTAGCTGCAAGACAGCAGAACGCACAGATGGTATTAGGGGAGATGGCTAATCGAGGTCAACAGACTTACGGAGAGGTACAACAACTTAACCAATACGATTTAGCAACAGCCCAACAAAGAAGAATAGAAGGTATACAGCAACAACAAGCCGGCTTACAATCTATTACTAGTGGCGTAGCAAATGCAGGAACATTCTTAGGTGGAACACAAGCTGCTGTAAATCCTTTTGGAGCAAGTAGCGCAAGCTTACCGTCATTGACTACACCTGTTCAACAACAGATGTCTACATTTACTCCAGGTTATGTACAGGCTAATCAGAACTTTACACAGCCAGCACTTAATTACAACTCCCCACAATCACTATCACAAAATTATAGTCCATTTGGGCCATCTCAAAGTATTTTTAGATAAATAATATTATGGCAGAATTAGCAAGTGTAGCACAGATAGGCGGGACAGCCAAATACAGTCCTATAACAAATACTTTAGGCGATCAAGCTGCTTTAGCTCAGAATCAAAGAAATTACCTAGAGTCTAAAGCAAAGAATGACGAGCAGAAGAAATTAGCGGAAGACTTAGCAAAAATAAATGCTCTTGGTCTTCCTAAGAATATTCAAGCAGATGTTCAAGCTAAAAGAGATGAACTTATAGAGAGAGTAAGAAACGGAGAGATTGATCCATACAACTACGACTTTTTAGCTGAGGCTAGAGGTGTTGCAGGGTATGGTGCTAAGGTTCAGAATGATTACAAGAATGCTATTACTGCTGCTGCATCAGAAGGTCAGATTATAGAGCAAGACGAGAATGGTAATTGGGTTAATAGAAAACAAGATTACAGAAATACCATATTAAACCCAGATTTAACAGTAGACGATTTATATAGCGCAGCCCCCAAATTTGGTAACATGACTGCTGCTGTTAAGTTGGATGACGAAGCTATGTTAAAATTTGTTACTGACTATAACAAGCTTGGGGCAGATGAGCAGGTAAAGCTATTTGGTTCAAACTACGGTATGTTGACTAAGCAGACAATTTCTAAATTATCCCCCACAGAATTTAAGGATCTATCAAATGCGATAGAAAACATGGGAGGTCTAGGATTCGCATCTACGTACGCAGATCTTAATTCTAGAGGACTTGCAGGAGGAAAGGGTTTTAACGATTGGAAGAGGCAGTACATCACAAACCTATTACCAGAAAGCCAGACAAAACAAGATTCGATAATTGATACACAAGCAGCAGCAAGAGAAAAAGCAGCAGCTACACAAGCTGCAAAAGATAAAACAGAGGGCTATAGTGTAAGCAGTTCTAAATTTGACATAAAAAACCCTACAGCGGGCTTAGATTTACCTGAACAAGATTATAAACAAAGTACTACAAGTCCTCAAAATGCACCAAGCAGTACAGATGTTACAGGATTAAACATTATAGGTGGTAAACCGTCTGAGACTACTGCTGACGATTTTTCAAAAGCTATACAAGACATAGGACTTAATACAGAAAATTCAAACAGATTTAGAATAAGTGCTAATAAAGCAGGTAAGGGGCTTCCAGAATATCAAGTTGCTGACCAAGATGGAAATGTTGTTACAGGAAAGCCATTATCTGTGATATTAGATGATTCTGGTAAGGGTGTATTAATTATGCAAGAAGCAGTAACTGAGTCTAAGTCTACTTCATCTGGAAAAGCAGATGAGGAAGGTGGTAAGACTACTACATCAACATCTACTAAAGGCGGTAGAGTTAAATATATACCAGTTACCCCTACACAGTCAAAAGATTTACAAGAGTTTTATAAAGTAGATTTTAAAATACAAGATGCAGCAAAACCTGCTATTAAGTTTGACGAAAACGCAAATGTAGTAATAGAGTAAAATGAAAGAGAAAAAATTAACACCAGAACAGGTAGAACAACTTAATAGTAATGCGGCTAAAATGCAAGAGGCAGGGTACTCTGCTGACGAAATAAAAAGCATGGCTTCTCAATACTTTGAAAAATTTGCAAGCGAGGAGGGCGAACCTGAAAATTTTACCAACGGCTCGCAAGAGCCACAAGAGCAGCCTACAAGCACTTCATCTCAACAGGTATCATCGGAGCCTTCTGTAAAGAGTGGAGAAGATGTAAATAAAACAGATCAGGAATTAGCAATAGATAAATTAGTACAAGATATATTATCTACTAAACCTGAATTTAAGCCAATACAAAAAGACGAAGAAGCACCCCCACTCGAACCTTTAGATGTAAGAAGGTCTGAGGAAGAAGCTGGGTTTGTAAAAGTAAAAGATGATTCTAGTTTTGAGGGAGTAGTAAGAAGAAAACTACAAGAGATACCGAAAGAAGATAAGATCCCTAAAGAGGATTTAGAAAAAGCTCAAAAAGCACTTTTAGCAAACGAACAGGCAAAATTTGACGCTGCTGTTGCTGAACAGCCTCCAATGCAAAAATGGGAGACAGATGTAGATAAAGAATTAAACAGCATTATTGATAAAGCATTTCCTATGATGATAGGAGACCAAGGCTTTAATCAAAAAATGAGATTTGAATTACTTAATGACCCCGAAAGATTAGCAAGATATAGACAAGGGCAATTCTCTACACAATTACAGAAAACTAAACCAATAGATAATGAAGAGGCTTTTCTTATTCAGTCTGAGTACCTAAGGAATAAGATTGCTAACGGGGTATCTGAGTTAGAGAACATGGATAAGCCTACAGATTTTGAAGGGTATGTAGCAGCTGAGAAGAAGAAGACGGATTTTGTAAACGACTACGCAAAATTTACAAATCTTCAAACAGAGAATAAGCCTATTATAGATAAGATAAGAAGCGACCAAGAAGTAATAGACGAGTTAAATAAAGGTGGAGCTGGTAATTTTTCGCAAGATATTGCTTCTAGAGCTTTGAATAGTTTAAATAATGTAGCTATAGACTTAATAACTCTCCCAGCTACTATTGCCTCCAGCTTTGAAGATTTTACAGGCAGAGGGGATTTATACACTATATCTGATAGAATATTAGACTATGCAGACAAGACATATAAGAATCCACTACTTGTAAGTGAGAGACAGTTCTATAATGAACAAACTGGAGAGTATGATTTAGGCGGTGCTTTTTTAGGTGCTTCGGATCAGGTTGGTATAATAGCTGCCCTAGCTTTAGGCAACGTATACGCAGGAAGAACTGCTATAGCTTCTACTGAGGGTAAATTATTAACATCATTCGCTAAAGATGCTATAGTAACTTCTTCTAAGAATGTTTATACTGTTGCTGGTGGCTATGCTGCTTCGTTAGAAAGTAATCGTAGAGATGCTAAGGAAATGGGTCTTAGTGGTGGGGATGCTTTTGCTTACACGCAATTCATGTCGTTCCTGGAAGGTACTACAGAGCTTATAATGCCTGATAATCAAATCTTCTCAAAAGAAGTTAAAGATATAGCACTTAAGGTATTCGCAGCTAACCTTTCTAAGGGTAGAAGTTTTGCTGCAAAAGAAGCACTGAAAAGTATAGGGGAGATAATTGGTAAAGAGAACCTAGAAGAGCTTCTAGTACTGGCAGGAAAGACTGTTCAAACAGGAGCTATAGCCCTTGAAAATGAAGATGTAGAAGTTTACGTTCCTGAATTAGGTGAAGTAATTAATACTGTTGCAACTACCACTGTGGCTTCTGGTACAATTCCGGCTATAGTAAGTTTAAACAAGAGAAAGCAGATTGAGAATCAAATGATTCTTAAAGCCAGTAAAGACCCTGATGGAGCAAAAGAAGTAATAACTCAATTTGTTAAAAAGGGAGTAGTTAAGCAAGAAGATGCAGAGGCATTCCTAAATAAAGTAGCTAAGTCTACAGAGGCTGTTTCTGAAATACCAAGTAACTTCACGGAAGAAGAGTCTGCGGAAGTACTAGACCCCGCAATAAGACTAACAGAACTTAGAGAAGAAGCCAAGAATAAAAAAGGCGTTGCTAAGGAACAGATAGACGAAGAGATAAAAGCCTTAGAGGAACAGATAAGACAAAAGGCTGAAGAGCGCAAGGCAAAAGAAACTACAACAGTAGAGCAATACGGAGACACACAAGAAGTAAAGACAGATGCCGATAAGGTTAACAACCTGTTTGATTCTCGTGTACAAAAGGCTACCGAAACATTTGACAATGCTATTGATAAGGCGATCAATAAGTATGGAGAAGAAAGTAAAAGAGTAGCTGAGTTAAGGGCGGAAAAAGATAAGGCCATCAGCGATTTAGAGGATAAAAGGGCTAAAAAGTTAGAGGGGGCTGCAAAAAAACCTATTGTACAAAGCGATACAGATGTTATCAGCCTAGATGATCTTGAAATATCTGACGAAGAGTTATTAGCACTTGAGGATGAAATTGCATTTGAAGAAAAAACAACTCAAGCTCCAGAAGTATTAGAGCAGGGAGTGGTATCTGATGGAGGTAAGAACTATGAGATTATATCTATAGAACAAAAGAAAGATGGTAGCAGAGTAGTAAAGGCTAAAGAGGTAATAGAAGTTACCGAGGATAATATTAATGAACTACAAAGCGACAGACAAGTCCCACTTAAAGTAGGAGACACAGTTAAAAAGGACGGTAGTAGGGTAGTTAAAGGTAAAGAGGTAATTGGTGGAATAGTGGTTACCAAGGATAATATTGAGAATTTACAAAACAATAGAAAAAAGCCACTTAAGGTAGGGGACAAAGTATACGGCACTACAAAGAGATATACTGGAGATTCCGCAGAACAAATAGCTAAGGATAATTCAGTAGGAGAGTTTAAAGAAAAAGAACAAGAACCGGAGCCAAAAAAGCGAAAGTTTATTGGCAGACCAAAGCCACCCGTACTAACCGTCCCTACCCCAACATTTCCAACAAAAGATAAGCCAGATATACAAGAAGATACCGCTGAATCTATAGAGAAAGAGTTGGAAGCTGAAATAGCGAATATAGAAAAGGAAACAGCAGACTTTGTAAAGGCTGTAGAAGATGAAGCAGTAGGTAAATCAAAAGATAAAGATCTTGTTTTAGTAAAAGGAAACATATACCAAGTAACTAGAAAACCAGACGGAACTTTTTCAGTATCTAAAATGAGAGCTGACGGGAAGTTAATTGGTATTACTAGAGATACGGAAGAACGTAAAACAGCTATTTCTCAGTTTAAGAGGAAGCAGACAATGGCGGATAATAAGAATTTATCTGAGGCCGAGAAGCTTATTGAAGACACTAGAAAAGAATCTGAAGATAGGATTTTAGCCGCTCTTGATAAGGCTATCGAAAGAACTAGCTTTACTGCACTCAGAGGACAAGCTAATGACGTAGTTACTGTTCTAGGTTATACAGCAGCTAATTTAGCCCTAAAGGGTGTTAGAGCTGCATATAAGACTGGGATGTCATTAAAGGATGCTATCGCATTTCAATACGAAAAGGTAAAAGCATCTGGTGTAACAGAAATAGAGTTTAAGAAATTTGTACTAGAGTCTTTAAAACCACAACAGAATGCCGTTCAAGAGCAAACAACAAGTGAAGTACCTGTACAGCCAGAAGCCCAAGTTGGCGAAAAAATGGCGGAAGGAAAACCCCAAGCAGAAACTAAAGTCACTGCCGAAGAAAGCGTCAAAGAAGAAGAAATAAATTTTGGCACTGCCTTTTCTCAGCAAGACCTAACAGCAGAAATAACTGTTGGAAAAGAGAAAGACAAATGGGGAGAAGCTAATTTTTTTAGAGAAAAAGTAGAGAATGCTGGAGATATATTAAGAGAGTTGTCTAGCAGAGGTAAAAATCCAGATTCTAAATATATTTTAGAGAAAATAGAAAAGATAAAAGAATGGGTAGCCAAAAGCAAAGAAGGATTTGAGGACATACCAAATGATATAAAAACTCTTGATGAATTTTCTAAATCAAACTTGAGATTTACAAACGCTATAGACGGTTGGAACTATGCAAAAAGGTTTTATAACGATATATTAACAAAAACCTTAAACGAATATAAAGCTATAGATACTTACACCGAAGAACAAAGATTAGCAAGAGACTTGGTTGTTGATTTACTAAACAATGATATAAATGGTGTTGAATCTAAAATATCTGAAATAGAGAACATTGCAAACAAAGTAAAAGAACAAAGAGAGTTACCAATAGTTAAAAAGATATCTAGAGGAATTAAACAAAAAGAACCTGAAGTCACTGCCCAAGAAGGTCAAGAAAAAGTAGCTGCTAAAACGGTAACCTCAGAAACACAAGGCTTAACAGAGAAAGAAAGAAACAAGCAAGGCTTTGTAGAGTATACCGAGGCAATGAAAGAGAAGTCAGCAGCTAAGATAAAAGCTGTTACAGAATCTTACAAAGATAAATTAAAGGAGGCTAAGGAAAAGAGTAAATCCCTAAAAGAGCAGAAAGATTTGCTTGTAGGATTTGCTAACTCTTTGATTAAGGGCTTAAGGGAAAACGGAGTTAAGGATATACCAACAGCTAAGGTCAATACAATCCTTAATCAAGTAAGGAAGTCTAACACCCAAAAATCAGTAGATATTGCATTAGAGGAGTTATCTGAAATAGCAAAGCAGATAGAGGACAAGTACAGCACAGACAAGGCTGTACGAGAAACTACCAAGAAGGTCAGAAATACAGCTAGAGCAAAAGGTAAATCTACTTTAGGTCAAGCGGCTAAGGCATTCTCACGAATTAACCTCAAGGGGATAACTGATATGGCCTTATTAGAAGAGGTAGCAGCTATTGCAGATGAATTAATAAAGTCCGCACCAAAGTTAACTATTAACGATATCAATGAAGTAATTGCTAAAGTAGAAAAGGCTAAAGAAAAGACAGTAGAGAAAAAATCTTTTAAGGATAGGGTTTCAAACAACACTAAAAAAAGAGCTGAGGCAGAAACCCTTCAACAAGAGCTTAACGCAGAACTAGAGAGACAGAGACTTATAGCTGAACTATCTTATACAGAAGAAGAAGTAAGTCAAAACCTAATTGAGGAATTGGAAGCGGATACTGCAATTGACTTCAAGAAAAAAACAATTGACTCGTTTGAAGTAGCTAAGAAAGTAAAAGGGGATTTAAAAAAGGCAAGTAATGCAATTAAGAAAGCCCTAGATAATGGTGATATTGATGAAACTAAAGCAGAGGAACTCAGAAAAGATCTAGCAGAAGCTGCAAAGAAGTATGATCAAGAGGTAGAGAAAATAAAGGAGGGGGAGAAAGCTAAGTACAATAAAGCCAAAAAACAAGTAAATCTGCCATCAGACCCCGCCCAGAAAAGGGTAGTCCAATCTTTATTGGATGCAGAGGCTGTTGATGATATATCTTGGTATGTTATGGCTAATGATATATTAGACTCTATTTCTTTAGGCACTATACCTTACAAAGCTATATCAGACCTTAAGTCTTATTCTGCCTATAAATCAAAAGCTGCAAAAGAAACAGCAGATTCAATTAAAACAGCAGACACTAAAGAGACAAATACAAAAGACTTAGTAAGTAAATTAGGCACAAAGACTGCTTCGCAGAGAGTTAGAAATATATTAAACATAAGAGATAAGGCTATTTGGAATAATGTATATCAACCTATGATTACATTAACAAAAGCAGCCCAAAATTTAGCTAATAATCTGATAGAGCCGTACTCAAAAATAATCGGAGGTATGCCCTCTATACTAAATATCCCTGCTAGAAAACAGTTTATAAAAGATTCTAATAAAGCGGGTATAGTTGCTCACTATATACAGGAGCAATTTAAAGCTGGCCTAGGTATAAAGGCTGACGGAGTACCTGTAGGCGCAAGAGATATATTTGGTATATGGCTTGGGAATGAAAAAGCCATGGATGCTGTTGGCATGGATGAAGAAACTAAGGCTAAATTTAAAGATAAACAAGCTTTAGCAAATTATTCTAAAGAAGAGATAAAGGCTTTAGAAGAGATATACTCTGAATTAGTAGACAGCAGGCTAGGCTATGTAGATGTAGCTAATTTAGATGCAGAAAAGGTTTTATCCGAAAGCCAAAAAAAGATGTATGATGCTGCAAGAGAGGTGTTTGACAGTTCGGCATCTTACCAGGAAGCGGCTAACCTAAGTAGGGGGTCTGAATTTACCCCTAGAATAATGTATTTACCGACTAAGAGGAAGGGCGGCAGTAAGAGAGCCTCGTCCACCCCGCCAATTGCAGGGTATGGTAATCTAAATACACTTGCTAGTGCAGGTAAGGAGAAGTTAACAGAGTCATTACTGCCTATTGTAGGGGTATTCTCTTTTGACTTAAATAGTATTGTAGTAGACCATATATCGGACGTAGCATTAGACTACAGCTTCAGCATTAATCAACCTGCTATTAACGCCCTGCTAACATCTGCTGTAAACCAGACAGAGAATAGTCCTGTAGCCATAGCTATTAAGAACGATTTTAACGATTCATTAAATTATCAAGCAGAGGTAGCGGGTGATACTGCAGTTAAGAAATTGGCTAATGCATTATTCGGTGCTAGATATGCCAAGACGCTGTTTGACCCAATAAGGAGTGTAGTAGAATTTACATCCGCAGTTTTAACATCGGTAATAAAGACAGGTTCAATTAATGGTATAACAGATGTATTTGATAAAAAGGCTTGGATAACACTCGATAAAATCAAAGAGGATTTTGATATAACTGTAGCAGAGAAATTAGATTCTGAGAAAACAAGACAGAATATTAGAGAGGGATTAGATAAAGAGATATTCTATGTTAAGTTAGGAAGGCAAGTTATGTCTGCTCCAGAATACTACAGTGCTGTAGGGCTTTTCTTGCCTACTATGAGGGCGGAATTTAAAAAGTTGACAGGTTCAGATTTAAATTTGGATTTATACTTGAATGATAAGACTTATATGGAGGAAAATAAAGACGCATTACTAAAGTCTGCAAAAGTAGGACAGGAAATGGTGGAGCGTATTCAGGACTCTAAAGTTAAAGCTGGGACAAGGAGGTATTTGGAAGTACCGTTCAGTAAAGCTACAATAAAGGCAGACTCTGTTTTTGGGAAGGTGGTATCATTCTTTGGGAACTACGTATATAGAGAGCAAGGGGAATTGTTTACATCTCTGAAGTTCATTGCAAAGGATTTTGTTACAGAAGGTAAGAGTATGGATTCCGCAGAATTAAGGAATGCATCGGGAGTATTATTTAACGCTATGGCTTATTCTTATGGAATGTCCCTATACTACATTGCTCAACAATTAACTTTTGGGGACGATGACGACAAGGAAAAAGCAATACAGGAGTACGAAGAATTATTTGATATAAAAGCTATGGCTACTAATTTAGTAGGTCAAGTATCCTTTTTAGGTTTATCTAAGTACGGTAAAATAGGAAGACTATCTGCAATAACTAGCCTATCCTTAGCGTATCGCTATACTGATGACAAAGAGGCTAAAGAATTAATAGCTGAAATATTAAAAGATCAGTTTTATATCTACAAGCCATTAGACTTTTCAAATTCTTACTCAACTAGTCAACTTGCTCTTAAAGAGTCCTTACCTCAATTAGAATTCTTACTAGAAAACATAAAGTTACTAGAAAAAACAGAAAACATAACAGAAGATCCAGAACTTGCTACGATGGTAGAGCTTGCTATAAATGCAACTAATCTAGGATTAACGTCTATAGGTACTCAATTACCTATGACTAGGCAGATTAAGGGACTGATTAAAAAATATCTAAAGGAGTCTAGCAAAGTTAAACCCACAAAGTCTACAGAAGACAGCACGACTCCTGAACGAAAGAAATATAAATTTACAAATATCTAGAACTAACTAAATATAGTTTTGCAAAAACATTAAAGCAATATGCCACAGATTACACTTACATCTACAGATACACTTCCATTATCTAGAACAGTTACTGGAACTGTTACCGCAAACACGACAAATAAAATTGTTACCGGAACAGGGACTGCTTTCTTAGCAGATATAAAGGGAGGAGATTATTTATATGATGCAGCTAACGATCAGTTACGTAAAGTAAACTACGTGAACTCTGACACTGAATTAATTCTTTATGCTCCATTTACTGTTGCGCTTACAGGTGCTACTGTAAAAACTACAAAGGGAAATGCAAGACAGATTTCTGTTGCGGCTAGTGGGGGAGATATTGTTATTGTAGATAGCTACGGTAATACGTCAGCCATCAAGGACGGAAGCAGCCTAACTCCTGAGCCTCTTGGGCTTAGAGGAGTAGAGCCTTTTATTGTAAAGGCTACTTCAGCAGCTACTGCTTACACTACTATCACTAATTAATAAAAAGCCCCCAAGGAATTTAACTTGGGGGCATTCACTAAGAACCTTTTAGATTTTGAACTGATCATAGAAGCCTAGCTTCTTAATCAACTTTTCGGTTCTGTTGTATTTCTTTTTGTATTCGTCCATACGCCCAAGGTACTTAGGCTTGTTCGCTACCAGTGCTGTCTGTATCTGACACACTAGCTGTAGTCTCTTGCTCATCTCCATCTTTTTCTAACATTATATTTAGTAAACCTTTTAGCATATCCGATGATACATTCATGTACCCATCAACAAGATTGTCGTACAGTTTATCATCCGATAGCTTCTTTCCGTCAAACTGTTTAAACATTCTGTTCAAGGCTGCTTTACCGTCTCTAAGGATCTCTTTGTCCTTCTGTATTGAAGTATCCATCCAAGATGGGATAAGCTCTCTAATAGCCCCCAAAAGAGCTGAGAACACTATTCGTTGTGCGGCGGACCTGTAGATGAACTCATCAATCTGTTTAAGCTCTTCTGGCGTGTATTCTTTTTTCATTCTTAATCTAATTGTAATGGGTAGTATTGGTTAAATTCTTCAAGGCTTACCTCTTTTATTCTGTGTAGATTATCAAGAAGTATCTCGCATTTAGTGTCTGCGTCCTTTATGTTTTTAAATCTTTCTTCGTACTTATGGGAGAAGCAACAAAAAAGCAAATTTCTGACTGCTCTTTCATAAGACTCTGCCTCAAACTCGCAGTAAAGCTCCCTCCCAATGTCCGAGTCTATTTTAAAATAGTAACTATTCATGCTCTTTAATAAGTTTGTTGACAGCAAATATAAACATCTCATTTAAATTGACAATACCTAATTCAGAACAGATTGGGCTATTTAAAAAATCCTTCATAGACTCGTGAAGCTCTACCGGATACTTAAGTAATTTTCTGTGTAGCTCTTTGTCTTTATCTGCCATAAGTCTTTCTTTGTAATTTCGGTTATACGGTATATCTCCCTGGCTTGTATAAGGCTTATTATGATAGTCCGGATTATATGGAGCGTATACGTACTTAGGCTTCTTCTTTTCCTTCTTCTTTTTTAAAGGAATATCCTCTATCTGTATTTCTCTGAATCCCTTGAAGTAATCAATTTCCTGACTCATCTTTTTCTTTATAGTATTCGGGGAACATGGCTCTATCGAACTCTTCTCCCCAAGTGTTTAGTACTGCCATTACTGTCCGTGCTGGCACATTTTACAGAGGTTTTGGCAGAAGAACTTGTCCTTTGGGTTCTTTGGGAAGCACTCCGTCTCAAGGGCTTTCTTAATGTCGTCAATGGCATCCTTTGCCTTGGAGGTTACAAACTTAATAGTGGTCTTGTCGTACTTCATAGCAACAGGTTTAAAATTATTCTTGTACTCTATTACCTCAAACCCAACAGGCCTTTTACCGTCAACCAATTCCTTTCCGTACATATACAGGTACTGCTGGAACTCATACTTCTTAGGATCCCAAGACGACTTGTAGTCACCATGCCACGTAATAGGCTCCTTTAAGCCAGTGGGCTCAAGCCTGTCGTACCCCCGCTCAAAGTCTAGAAACGCCCTAAAGTTATACCCGTGTACAGGAAACTTAATCTCCCTCTCCACATACTGAACGTTAGACATAGGAGTCCAACTCGCTAAACTATCTGAAAGGTTCTTGTGGTTCATAGCCCTCTTACCGACCTTCCCGTTCTTGTCTGTGTAGTACGACACCGCTTCGTGGGGGCACTTATCCATCAGATACTCAAACTTTCGGGTAAGCAGCTCCCTCATTGTTTCTAAGGGAATGTCTAGCCCTTGCATATACTTGTAGTACTCTTCCATGATATCGTGCATCATAGAGCCTCTGTACGCAAAGTAGTTGTCGGAACTTAGTTTTAGTATGTACGTCCCATAGAAGTTATATGGGCAGGAGATGAACGAAGATACCCTAGAGGCACTCCATTCAATATCATCCCACTTGTCAAGGTACTCTCTTACTCTTTCGTCCATCACTCTAACATTTTATCTATGTCTATAGACCTATTAGCAAGACATTCGTGAAACTTATTCGCTAGGACACTTAATGTCTCATACTGTTCATCTGTTAAATCCCCTTTGGCGTGTTTGTACAGGAATTCATTGTAGTCGTGTATTGCAAAGAGTGCATTGTCTGCCATAACAGCGCGTACATGGGAGGCTCTGTCATCAGGATCATTTAAATCAAATTCTAGTATTGCTTTCATGGTTAAATTATAATAGGTATCATCTTAATGTTTCTGTCCATCGGGTCTATCTGTTGGATTGTGAACCCTCTGTCGCCCTTCTTAAAGTTAGCTTGCACCCACTCTGATGATGGAGATAAGGCTATGTGGTTCATGTAGTTAAAGTCCTGAGCGGTGGAGTAGTCAAACAGAAGTTGGTGACTGTCTCCCTTATCAAACCAAATGAAGTCCGCCTCTTTGTAGATACTGCCTCTCTCGTTGTGCTTAAGGTAGTGGTCAATCTTCTCAATCTGTACAGAGTCTAGCTTCGGCTTGAATCCAAACTTCAAACTCTTAGAATCCTTTCCGTGTGTCAGTACAAATGCGTGTCTGCCGAACATGTAGTGGTCTATAAACCTCTCGTAGTTAACCACAAATACGTTGTTATACCTTTCGTGGGCAACTCGCATGAACGCATGGTTAAGTATCATAGAGAAGGCTCCGCTGTGGTTATCGTTGCATACGTTGTGGCATAGGATGTTGTCAAAGTAGGGGTGTAGGATATCTAACATAGAGAGCTTGAACTGCAACGCTACCTTAAATGCCTTCTGGCTAGACATATTCTGAGGTAGCTTATGGCCCCCGCGAGTAGTGTAACCGTCCCACCCGTCAAGGACATCCCCAAGGTCGTCAATGATAAGTGTGTTTCCTGCCCTGTTACTGATAACGTACTTACACATCAACTCCATGGTATCCATAAGGGTGTCCTCGTTCCAGGGGGTTGCGTACATGGCCGTCTCCTCAGAGTCTGTACACATTGCGATGTGGGTGTCTGTGTATACAAGCCTTGTGATTGCTGCCTTTGGTGAAGGCTTAAGGTCTCTGTCAGGTGTGAACTTGTAGTTCATAGCCTCGTCAATGATCGTCTTGTAGTCGATAGTATTCGACTCATCCTCCTTGTAGTCAAGGACAATATTAAACTTCTGCTGACCTGCGTGGTTCACGTACTTGGCACTTGTTACACGGGAGATGTCTATACCCTCCTTCTCGCAGTAGTGCTTGAACGCGTCAGTACTTAGTACACCCTCACTGTAAGTGGAGTCATCTTGCTTTGTTACACTTTCACCGTCAGTCCACTCCTTCAGGTGGTAGTTGATTGTACTCTTACTGAAGTGTACTCCGTACTCATCCTCCAATACGTTAACTATCTTCCTAGAGCTGTAGCCCTTAGAGTTTAGTTCAATAATTTTGTTTTTGTATTCCAATACCTTACTCATTTCTGTATTCTTTTTTTAACTCTTCTGCAAGATTAAACAATTTCCCCCAATTACCTGATAACTTATTTCTACTTGTTGCCGTACCGAAATCAAATTCGTAGTGTTCTTCGGGTGTCAAGAATACTATGTTTTTGTCGTACAGCCTGAACTTAGGGTAAAGCCCTTTAGGGATTACGTGGGCAAACGTGTGTGCTATAGGATTAACTGGAAGCCCGCTTACAAAGCTTACGTGTTCTCTCGTGGCCCACAGTGCTTCGAACAGAGCCTTCTCCCCTGTAGGCTTCTTTACGTGATTTTTTATAACTTTAGATGCTGTCTTAGGTTTATCGGAGAGTCCGTGCTTGTGGGGGTTCTCCCTTCTGTCACAGTCAAGGAGCATTCCCCTTGCGTAGATGTAGCCCTCTTCGCCACATCCACACTTACAGACTTTCTTTTTGCGTTCAATCATTGTAAATATTCTTTATTAGCCCTAAGCCAAGCCACTGCAATTATGTACGCGTCTGCCATGAGGTAATAGTCCATCATTGAGCTTACTCTTGGCACTACCTTGTGACCCTTTCTAACTCTAATGTACTCTCCTATAACAAGAAGTGCCTCCTCGGTAGTGGACACAATACTGTCCGATCGCTCCACTATTTCTTTTACTTTAGTCATACTCCTTCAATAAGCTTTGAAGTCCAGAGATTGCACCGTGAAGGGACTTCTCAAGGGACTTGATTTCTTCTAGTTCTGCTTTTTGTGTGGCGGCATATCCCTCAGCTAGTTTAAGCTTTACTCTTTCAGCCCCCGTAGAAGCCCCCACACCCTCCGAACAAGCAACAGCGTACTCGTACTCCACTCTTCTTTTTAAATCAGGCAAGTAGCCTAAAAGGGGTATAAGCATCTCAAGGGCCTCTGTGACCTTTTCTTTGTTTGTTCTTTGCTCGTACCCTTGGGTAAGGCAGTCAACTATTGTTTGTGATATTTGGTCTGCTGTCATAACTTAAATAATTCGTAAGTACTATTCTCTGTTTTAAACTTTATGTACCCTTCTTTCTGTTTGACAATCTTCGTAATAGGAGTAGTCTGCCAAGTGAAGAACTCATTAAAGGGCGACATAATTAAACTCCTACCTATTGCAGGCTCTTCGTGTATACTTTCAAATTTCCCATCTAGTCCCCACTCAAACCACTTAACTTCTTCCGATATTTTAGTGAGTCCATCTTTTTTTCTTATTAATTTATAGTTAGGGATTTGTTCTGCTGGAAGCATTAATTCAAGTACTGACAGAGGTATTGCTTTAGATTTCATACTATTTCTAATTGTATTGTATATCCTTTACTCTTCCATTCTTTTAGTAATGAGTTTGGTATTTGGTCTGCTAGATAGTGGGGGACGTATACTACATCTCCCTCATATCTTATTTCTGGGTAATTTTTGATTGTGTCCATAATTAATGTATATCGCTAAATTTATCTCCAAAGTTAACAGAAATATCCATAGGTACATTTAACCTTAGTCTTGTGTTCACCATTTCGATAGAGTCTCGTAAGAGTTTCTCTATGCCTTTTCTGTAACCCTTCTTCACTATCAAGTCTAATTGATCGTGGTAAATCATTGACAGTCTGCCGCTTACGTCTGTAACATTCTTGGCCCATAGGTGGGTTATAAAGTCTCCCGTGGACTGTATAACAGCGGACAGCCTGTCCTTATCGCTCCGTAACTCGTACCAAAACTTATTGTAGGGATTCTTAACCCAAGTTCTATCTAGGCACTGCTTAGTTTCGAACCTGCTTGCTATAGTCTTAGCTTCTTTGTTAGCCTCCCAGTAAGCATCAAGTAATTTCTTAGCTTCACTTTGCTTAATCTCCAAGTTCTCTGCTAACTTAGCCTTACCAACACCGTACTGTGCTGAGTAGTTGACCGTCTTTCCACTGTGTCGCTTCTTGTCTAGGTCGTGGTATCTGTCTGACTTCGTGTCCTTGTTCTTCTTACATTCCTTGTAGAAGTCTACATCTTCCTGACTCATCATGCCCGCAAGCATACATATTTCGAGGTGGGAGTCGTAGTCCTCCGTTAACTGGGCCATTACCTTTTCAGGATTCATTGGGTAGATTAGGTCTAGCTTAATCATATTCTCAAGGGATGCAAGGTCGGAGTCTACTAACTCGTAGCCCTCGTCACAGGTAAGCACCCCACGAATTAATTCCCCGTATGGTACTGATGGCTTCGGCATATTGACTAGGCGAGCGTGACGGGTTCTTAGTGTTGAAGCTAGTCCGTGTATGCCGCAAGATATGTAGCCGTCCTCTTGGTCACGAAGGAATCCCTTCAGTAGTCCAATTCTGTGCTTAAGTACGCCCAAGTCGTCAAGGCTTTTAACGTCATCTCCAAGCTGTAGTACAGACGGGCACAGTGACTTATCGGACAGGTAGTAGGTGGGTATCTTACCATTAGTTCCGTCATTGAAGTTCTGAGGCTTCCAACCTAGACTGAACAGCCAATCTTTTATCTGTGCTGGGGAGTTAGGGTTAGGCTCATCGTAGTCATTGATCACCTCAATAGGTTCGCTATGCTCGAAGGGCAGTCCTCTCTCCTCTGTTAATTTCTTCCACTTCTCTCCTTGAGATGACAGCGTACCGTCTTTCTTAAACGGAATCTTTGGTGGAACTCTCATTGACTTAACACCAATGGTAGGCATGACCTTCTTCAGGGCATCTGTCTTCTCTTCCTTTAAGTCCTCAAGAAGTTTTAGGTTAGCTTCTGCGGCATCTATATCTAGCTTAAACGGGTTAGCCTCTTGCAACCTTACTGTGTACATCTTAAAGGAAAGATATCGCACCAGTGAGTCTATAATCGTCTCGTTGCTGTCGTATAACTCGTCAAGGTCTTTCTTAATCTTAAACCATAACTGCGTTTGAATCTTAACGTCCTCCTCACACCTATGGTAGTACTGTTCTTTTGGAAGGTTTTCCCAATTTTGTATAGCTACCTTGGGTATCCCAAACTCTACTCCCCAGTCTGCTAGTCCATGGGAAGATCTGTGCGGGTATAGATACCAACTGAGTGCCAGTGTATCTACAACCCCACAAACTACTTTACAGTCTAATATTTTTTCTATTACCGGTACGTCATACGTTTGAAAGTTATGGCCTACTAGTGTTATGTCCTTACGAGATACAAGCTTACGTATGTCATCGTAGGAGGACGTAGTCTTAATGTCACCGCCCCAGTTCATAGATAGGCAGTGTACCTTATTTACTTTACTGAGGAATCCGTTCGCCTCTATGTCGCAAGGGATGTATATCATAGCTTTAATACTGTAAATCGGATATTTCTTGAATAGCTTTTAAAATACCAACAGTACCTCTTGGGTCGTATCCATTTTTGTAATAAGACTTAATCTCGTGCTTAATTGAATCTCTCATGTAGATAATTGTTGCGTGATCTCTACCTACTATCTCTCCTATGTCTTTAAGAGATAGTCCTGTGTTTTTATACATTAAGTAGCAGTAGATTTGTCTAATTTGCACTACTTCTTTGATTCTTGTGGGGCTACAGATATCTTCTACAGATACCATTCCTATACGACTGCAAATGTACAATATGTCTTTGTGATTATTAAAAGCTACCTCTTTTGCTTTCTCTTGCAATCTATCTCTTTCTAGTCTTATGCAGACCAGAATCTTGTCTCTTAGGTCATCTAGTTCTTTGAGTACTTCTTTGTAGTCCATAATATTTTTTGTTTAAATAAAAGGGAGGCTCGTTACACCTCACCCCTTTAATCACCGCTTTTAAAATTTAGTTTAGTTTATTTGTTAAGTTGTTTGCAGTATATGAAATACTTTATGTGCCTGTATTTAGTGTCTAGTAGCTCCCCTGCTACGAAAGTTCCAATAGCCTTAATTGTTCTGTACATGAATCTCTCTTGATCATACTCTACAAACCTGTGGAGAAATCTATGATCTTTTTTTGACAGAATTATTACGTCTTTGTAATGAGGTTCGTTGTAAGACCAGTGGTGACAATCTCTATTTGGTATGGTATACTTACCTAAAGCACTTCTAGCTTTCCTTTTCTCAGGATATTTTTCGTTATACCTCTTCATTATATCCCTCTTAGCTTCTGTTGTAGGTTTGTGCTTTTCTTTATACCCTAGTCTATGATACTTCTCCCTGTGTCGGGCTTGTTCCTTCTCTACCCACTCATGGTCTTGAAGTAATTTACTTTCTCTTTCTCTAACATCTTTCTTGGTACAATCTTTACACTTATTCAAGTACCCATCGCCCATTTGTTTGTGCTTGTAATAGGCGGAGAGGGGCTTATCCTCTCCGCACTTAAAACATATTTTACTACTCATAACTTTGTCTATTTGTTACAAAGGTAGTAAAAATTATAACACTACCATTTTAGAATGGAAGACTATCGTCCTCTGTAATATCATCAAATGATTGACTTACCATAGGATGTTTGGGTTGTGAAATTTGATTACCTCCTACTACTCTTAGTTGACTTCCGTCAATCTGAGCGTAGTACTTTCCTTGCCATTCTCTACCTCCGACAAAGAAGTCAATCTCTACCTCTGTCCCTACATCCGGCAGGTTAAACTCAGGATTAAAAAATCCTACTGGTACTGTGTTGTTACGTTTTGAAGCAGTCTCTACTAAAATTGTAACACGTTTCCACTCTCCCTTTTCTGTTGAGCCTACCTGTGTATCCACATTTAGTACTCTTCCTTTTACTTGATTCATAGTCTTTATGATTTATTTGAATGTTTTGATTTAAGTGCGAACGATTGCTCAATTAACCAGTCTGCTGTTGCTACTATCTTATCCTTATCTATCTTGCCATGGTTGAACATAGATACAGATAGATTGAGACAAGCCCCTACTGTAATCCCCACGGTGTCAGGCTTGTATCCTGCACCTCCGCCACCGCGGGTATTCACTTTACCTACTGAACCTTTATCACCGTATGTGGGATGACTGGACTTAACCTCATACTCTACCTCATCGCCAACAGAGAATTTATTTTGCTCTTTATGGGAGGTCTGAATCTTTTGTCCATCTTCCATAACATAATCGTGAGTATGCATGGTATCTCCATTTGTGCTTTGCCAACTAGAGCCTACTAATACACTTACTACCTTACTTATTTTCTTCATTATTACTTATTTATTGATTTAAAAAGTTTACTATTTTAGTGAATGTTATGAATAGCCATATAGCTATGTAAAGTCCTGCTGGGAGTCTGAACATCCAAAAGATTTTCTTTCTGAAGCTTGGCCCCTCCTCTGACTTTGTGGCTATCAAGAAAATAGACGCTATCCAAAGTCCCGTTAAGTGAAGTATTGTCGTAATCATTTTACAAATGTAGTTTAAAGGTTTTTATTAACAATGAATTATTTTTAAAATGCTGATACAGTATCATCAGGAAGACTCCATCCTTAGGTGTCTATAATAGATTTCTCTCTTTCTTGCGGGAGGTTGTAGTAATCCTTACGGTTCCAATACTCCTTGATTGGGTCTACACCATTACACTTGAACCCACACAAGTCCTTGTTTGCGTACAATAGTACTGGGCTGTCTTTAGGACTTGGGCTTCCCCCCGTCTCAGTCTCCTTGATTTTGTCAACGTGAATCTCCGTGCAGTACTTAACGCTTTCGTCCTTTAAGTTTCTGTGGGCGATCAGGAAGTCATCTGCCTTGTTGGGTTTCATCTGACCGTACTCAACGTCATGCTTACTTGGAACTTCCATACCACCGTCATTATTCTTGCCCCTAGCTGCTGTACTTGTGATGTGGTCAGTGATCCAAACAGCGGAGTAGTTCTCCTTAAACGTTTGCAGTAGGTTCAGTGACCTCAAGTTGACCGTGTACTGATTCTCGCCTAGTGGAAGGTCGAACGCATTGTACGGGTCTCCGATGACAACATCGTACTCAAAGCCTTCATCGTGAACTATCTCGCACTTCATCAACCAGTCTTGTGCGGTGTGCATCCTCTTGGCTGTAAAGAATCGGTAGTGTTCAGACACAAAGTCCTTGGCTAACTTATGCTCATCCGCTGTGAACAGCTTAATGGACTTGCCGATGTAGAACTCTTTAATCTTCTTGCGGACTGAGCCATCTCTGTTTTCCTTGGCGTACATAAGCACCTTCCAGTCGTGCATCGTTGCGGCAAGTACCGAGAAGTACCAGAACACAAACGACTTACCTACGTTGTCCCTTGCAGCAAGCCACACCAGAGTATTCTTCTTGAGCATCCAGTGCGTGTCTAACTTCGGCATCCCCGTAGGCAAGCCCATCTCAAGTGTGCCGTTAATGACTGCACTCTCGTACTCGTCCATCTCCTCGTCACTGGCTAAGAAGTCGTAACTCCCATCGTTACGTTTGGTAAAGTCAAGCGACTTCTCCATCTCTTTAATCTCGTGGAGTGGGGCCTTCTTTCCGTACTCGATGCCGTCCTTGATTGTGGTTACAGCAAGCCTAAAGTCCTTCGGCTTCTTCTTCTTAATCTCCTCCTCTAGGTGTTTAGTGGCCTCATCAAATGTAATTAGCTTAGTTCCTACCGCACCCCCAACAAGCCTTGAAGCCTTGAGCAGTACGTCATGCTTCTCTCCGTCTACCGAACTACGTATCATTGAGGCTGCTATGTCTAGTACCTTCTTCTTACGCTTCTCCTTAGCGTCCGCCTTCTGTGCTTGGTACTGCTCGTCAGTCAAGGTTCTGTCCCAAACCTTACTGTCAGGGTTTACCCAAAGGTCTTGGTCGTAGGACTCGAAGCACAGTCTACCTATATTCTTAGAGGTACTGTCCAACTCAGGGTAACGAGACAGAAATGCGTTGTAGTACATCGGGTGATTGATGATGTTTGGGGGACACTTCACAAGAGCCTTGCAACCCTTCGTAACGCCAGCCCAAACAGCGTAGATGTAGGTGTCCTTCTGCAATCGCTGTCGTATGACCTCTGCATCTCCCTCGTCAAAGTCTAGCACAAAGAATCCTGAATGGCTGGATATGCATTCGTCATTCCTTAGCGTATCGTTTCCGTTCTTATCCTTCCCTACCTTGTCTGCTACACCCGCAAAGATGACAGATGGCAGTGACACTTTAAGACTGGCGTAGTCCTCTCCCGCAATGAACTTCTGTCTAATTAGGTTGACAGCCTCAGCACTTCTACCCGTTCTTATGCGGTTAAGTGCTTGGTCTACTGTTATGTAGTAGGGGTTTATGGTATCCCTTGCACCATTAAAGATAGTTATTTTACTCATAATTTTGCGAAAGTATGATTTTAGTTTGTTTTATTGGTGTTTTAATACGTTTCGTATATACACTCGTTGTGCGTAATACCTAAGCATCCGTTTTCATAAGAAAGTTATGCCATTGGTTCGCCATAGCCTGTGCAATCCCTGGAAAGGTCTTACTTCTTAGTTTCGCTCTTTCTTCTTTAGGTAGTTTCCAAGCATCAGCATACCAGGCAGGCATAGTTTTCCCACTCTTAAATTCTTTTCTTGGCGCAGGTTCTACTTCATTCGTAGGCGTTAATGTCGGAAGTTCTTTAAGCCAAAGGCAGGTTTTCTTTTCAAATGGGTCGCCAAACTGCCAAGGGTTTATAATTTGGTCAGGTTTCCGCCATTCGCTACTCATTACGCCAACAGGGTTTTCAATTACAATATGGTTACAGTTAGCATTTGCAAACATCATAAAGAATTTAATCGCTTCTTTACGGTCTTCGTGTCGCTTCACGGCTTTTTCACCATACCTTTCAATGTTAAACCATCTATTACCTGTTACAGTTAAGTAGGTACACGGTGGGAAGGCTATAATCAAATCCCATTTCTGTTTTAATAGTTCAGTAACATCTTGCTGTAAGTGCCATTCAGGATGCCCACCGCTACAAGGTAATATGTCACAAGAAAAAGCCTCGTGTCCTAACTTTCTGAATGCTTTTGTTACTGCCTGACTTTCCTCACAGGCTATTAAAATTCTTGCCATCGCTTATTTTTTAAATTCTTTTTTGTTTGTTTTATTAGTGTTTTTTAGTATTGCGTATATACCAAGCCTATACCTGCGATACCTATTAATAGTAGCCCAGTGTCAGCATTACGCTTACTAGCCATCAATATCAAAAATCCAAACCTGCAATTGGACGGGCACATTTAAAGAACCACTAGGAACTTATCGCTTATGACTTGGTTGACGCTTGTGGGTCAGAGCCAAGATTTACCGCTTGATATTAATGAACTCTATCGCTACCATCAGTAGCTGGTCGGGTTGAGTTAAGGTCAACCCCGTTAAGTAACACCTATCAAAAGAATCCGAAGGGGACTTTTACATCCCCTTCATTGGATTCGTAGGGTGCAAATCTAAACATTAATATTTAGATATTAAAATTAATTTCAAGAACTTTATTGTTCTCCGCGACTAAGTCTTCCAACATCATCGCTACCTCACCCGTGTGGGCATCTGCTAAGGCCATTAGAGCCTCGTTGTTCTTACGTAACTGCTCCTTGAGTATGATTACCTCATTCACAGATTTAAGGCTGTTAAACAGCATCTCTCCTAGTTTAGCTTCCATGTCTAGTGTAGTTGATATATTAAACTTTCGTAAACAAAGTCAGGATCGTCATTCAACTCATCCAACTCTTCTTCTGTTGCGGCACGCCATGTACCGTCAGGGTCTTGTACGTTAGCGTACGATATGTACGCATCTACAAAGTCAGGCGCATCCCACCCATTTACATTTTCAAACTCTAGGTCTGTTACTTTATTCTTGTTTATCATCTTATGGGTATTTAATGTATTCTACTTTATCTTCAGTGACTGGGTTCTCTAAAAATCTATCAATGACTTCTTTTGCCATTTCTAATTTTCGTACACTATTTGAAAGACTTTTACATGGAGATA